TCGGCTTAACAGGTGCGAGTGGAATCTCCGGCTCGTCTGTAATAAGTGATTTTAATTGTAAAAGCTGATATTTTTTTTCTTCATTTTTTTCTTTGTCAATGATGTTGTCAATAAGAGCTGTAATGTCTTGTAAGTTTTTTCGTTCGGTAATTTTAGTATCTCCGTGTCTTCCGATGGTAACAATAGAAACTTCATACAGTTTTACCTCATAAATATGTCTTACATAAGTACCATCTTGTTTTTGTTCCATTGTACATTTAACAACCACATAACCGATACTTAATTCGTTGTATATTTCTTCCCGAATCTTAGTTTTTAGTTCCAATTCAGAATCAGATATTCGGGATTCAATCCATAACCCATTTTCATCTTCTTTTATTTCAATAAGTTTTCCAACAGGATTATTAATGTCATGGTTTTTGCAGGTAGCAATACGATTTTTACGCTCTGCAATGGTTTTTGTAAATGCACCTGAGTGCATAACATCCTCCGCTAAAACGTATTTTTTGAGTTCTGGATGCCATGATGGATTTAGTGCATCTTTTTCATTGAATTTCGATGCGTACCCACCTATAACAAGTTCATCATTATCGCTAAATGAAACCTGTTTTATTTCAAAGTTTTTGTATTCAAGATTTTTCATTCTAAATCAAGTTTTAACCGTGCTTCCGAACGGGTTATTAGTCCATTATTTACAAGCGGTACAACAGCACCAGCCATTTGCTGAAATGCAATGCTTTCTTCTTTTCGTGCTTCCTGATAAAAGTCTAAATGTGAATAATCCGCTTTTAATTCAAAAGGTAACGAAACTTCACCAGCCATTTGCAACCACTCGCTAAAAAAATACTCCGCTGTTGGTATAGCTGAGTTGGTATAGATGTTCTTAATAGCCTCCGTCATGTTTTTAAAACGTGAACTTTCAATATCTAACAGTGGTGCAGGAACATCATAAGCAGCACCAATGGCTTTTTTACATTCAATTATTATCTTTTCAAACTCCATATCCGACATTTTAGCCGTCAATGGTGATACTTTCGCATCTGTAGAAACAAGAATATTTTTATCCTGATTTCGCCTTAATCCAAAACGACGAGAAAGGAGTTTTAATACGCTTTCTTTTTCTGTCTTTAATGCAGGTAACCCAGCCATTTGAGGGTTATTTACACCCATAGATATGATGTTTAATGCCCCCCTGTTCCCATACATCTCTGTCAAAACTTCCCAAAGAACAACATATGTAGAAATAACGTCTGACAAAGAACGCAAACGGCTTCCACCAAACATACGCCCGTACCTATCTGAATCAAGGGTAATATCATAAAAAATATGAACGTCTGATGGATTAAGATAATAAGAACTTACACCGTCATTAATCCAGTACTTTTCTACTTTTCTTTCAAAGAGAGCATCCGTTTCAGTTGCATAACACTCCGTCACATACTCAAACGGGATTATGTAATAGTTAAATTCACCAAATAATGAAGAATATGATTTATGCACATATGCCCTCCCGTGAAGTTTTGTTTGTGAATCAAGTTTTTTAAACCAACGCTTAAAATCCTCTTTTGGATTGGGTCGCATTAGTTTAGCAATGATTTTGTTTGCCTGTTGAGTTTTAACCTGCCTACCATCTTCATCTAACGCCCATACCTTTAAATTAGCTATTGCCTGTGACGATTTGCCCAAAACAGTACGTAAAACATCGCATTTTTGGTATGCCTTTAGTCTTCCCTCTGTGGTTGAGCAGTCTATGTAGTAAGATTTATTTTCTAAATATGCTTCTAATGCTTCTGCACGACCTGAAGCAATACCTATCACGCCATTGCTATCTGTTGTTATTGCATCCCAATTGAACAAACTCATATTAACATAATGATTTACGATACAAATATATAGAAAATTTTAATATAAAACAGATTTCGATAGATATTAACTATATTTAACAGTTATTTACCCAATAAAAATTGTTTTGAAAACCATATCTTGCTCCATCCCAAATGTCACACCACCTACTTTGTGGGTCTGGTTCATTTGTAGGTTCTCCGTTTACTACTTTATACATGTAGTTTTGTTGTTCAAGCCTAAAACGAGAAAGTTTTCCGCTTTTAGTATGTTGTTCTACTAAATGCAGGTTAAATTTTTTCATTATCTCAATACCTGCCAAGATTGACGTTTTTTGTATTTTAAAGAAGTTCCAGTTATAGCCTTTTGTACTTGCAATAGAGTTTAATGAATCAACCCATGCATCTGTACCGTATCTATCCTGGCTTTCGCAACATATCCATAACTCATCAGATAAAACGCCCTCTTTTTTACGCCTTTCCAACTCTTTAAGTAGTTGTGGTTCTATCAGGTTAAAAGTTATTTCAGGTGTTTTTGTTGGTTGACATGCCATTGCTTCAATCCAAGCATCCATACCAACCCTGCCAGTGCGAATTAGCGTTGTATTGTCTTTTGTATATCCAAAGTCCATTGAAAGAACAACCTCATCAAATCCTGTTTCAGGGAATGATTCCACCCACGTGGCATCGGAAAAAATAGCACCTTCTCGAGCAATTGGCAAACCCTCACCCATCACATACCACCAAGCACGATTTATAGTCCCGCGTTTTTCATTTTCTGTGTTTATACGTCTATGAATTTCAGGATTATAAACTTCATTCTCTCTGCATTCTGGTTTATCCCAAACACGCTTTCTAAAGCCGTTGAAAAACATTTCGTTTTGACCAACAGGTATTGTTGGTATGGCATCAACTATTTCAATATGGCTATCTTCCAGCATCCAAGGGCATTTGCTTTCGTAATCAGCTTGCAGCCCTTCAATTAGATGGTCATTGTCTAAATAGGTTGTATTTGTGTAGAATGTGTTAAACTCATTTTCAAGATGAAAAATAAAATGGTCTGTTACGTTTGGGTTGGCATCACAAATAACAATATCTTCGCACCGCTGAATAATGTTTTCAAAGGTATCTATTGATTTTGTTTCAAGTATTTCGTTTATGAACACAATATTTGAATCACCCTCCTGTACTCCATCTTCAGGATAGCCCTTAAACTCAATAATGTTACCGGCTATTGTGATTAAAGGTTTACCGCCCTGTCCGTCTCCAGTAAGGGTGTAATGTACGTCCTTTTCAAGTCCCATAAGAGTAAAACATTTCTTAAAGTCAAGTAAGGTTTTTTCCCTACAATCAACCAATGTTTCCCTAAATACTTTTACATGTTTGTTTTGATGTGCGTTTTGTATGCAGTACTGATAGATAAAATGTATTTCATCATAGGTTTTTGAGCTTCGTGTACCACCAAGATTAATAAACTTAATTTTTCTACGCTGCCCGTCAGGATATTTCTCGTTTGCAGAAGCCGGGTCCAGCTTATTTTTATTCATCGTATAAGTCCAACCCATGTAGTAATACAGATAGTTAGGCTTAAATACTATTTTTTTAGGTGTTTTTTTAGCCATATTTGCTTATATTTTTTCAATTATACGCAATCACTACATTTCGTTTCCAAAGAGAGTTTGCGGTTCAAAATTTTTATTAAAATCTGCCACCCTCTTTAAAATAATATCGTAATACTCTTGTTCTTTTTCCATTACTATAAATTGTCGGTTTGTATTTAAACAAGCGATTGCTGTTGTCCCACTTCCTGCTGTGTTATCTAATACTAAATCATTTTCGTTAGTGTACGTTTTAATTAGGTATTCAAAAAGTTCAATAGGCTTTTGAGTTGGATGAAGTATCTTACCTTCGCTTGGAATATTTAAAACAGTCGTTGGGTAATTTGTAAATTCTTGGATATAATCCTTTGATTGTGATGGTCTGTAATATTTTTGTCCGTTAAAATCTCCATCGCTTTTATTTTTATCTCCCCTCCTTATTTTATTCAGAAGCAATAATCCTTGTGGGTTATATTTCATCATCAACTTACTGCCATTAGCAACATTGGCTTTTGAAAAAACTAAAACGTCTTCGTGTTGTGTTAAAGGTCTATTCTTACCATTAGTAAAACCAGTCTTTTTTGTTTTAACCCAAACCCATTGGTATTTAAACATTTTTGGGTTACTCATTACCAAAGCACTCGTAAAGGGTTGAGAAGCTGTTAATACTATTGCTCCATTAGGTTTTATAATCCTTTCGTATTGCTCCCAAAGTTTATCAAATGGAATTATAGTATCCCATTTACAGGCAGTCGTTCCATAAGGTAAATCGCAAAGTATCATATCAATACTTCCGTTTGGAATATCTTTCATAAGTTCCAAACAATCACCTAATAATATTTCTTTTTTGCCCTCACTCATTTTAATAAAAATTTCGTTTCGTGTTTCAATTTAAGTTTATCGTTTAATCAACCGTGCCAGCGTATAACACGTGTTGTATAAAATTCCGACCTCAATCTTATATTGCTTTACAAAGTTATTGATAACTGTTGCTTTGTTTGTCATATTATTCATTCTCAAAATTAGTATTAGCTGTTATCTTACCACCACCCCTATACTCAACATACTTCATTATTTTACCTGCCAATCCTTTTGTTGAACCACGATAAATAAAAGCGGGGTTAATCATAAAAGCAGATGTTGAACCGTTTACCCGTGTCATTCCATCAAGTTTTATAGCCTGAGTAATCAGCGTTGTCAGGCTTCGGGGATTACTAAAATCAAAAAAGCGACAAAGATACGCACGCCTGTCAGATGAAAGCGGAACAATATCAGACGTGGAATCAATCCACTGCGACATTATCAGCAGTAAAGGCAAAACCGGCTTTAACTCCTTAATCCATTTGTCATCATCCGTGAAACGTACCATAGTGAAATGTTCTAATGCGTAATTCTTATAAACACCTTTTACAGTTGTGATTTTATATTTTCCTGTGTCTGTGTCATACCTTTCCTCTGTTTGCTGACCAACAAGTCTTTTACTTTTTCTCATTGTAAGATGTTTCTATTGAAAACTTCCGACAGACAATACCCTTATAAACACTATTACTAACAACAACAGTTACATCGTCAATCAAAACGTTATGCTCTTTCTCAAACTCAAATATCAGCTTGCGAATAGATTCATTTAACTGTTTTACTTGTTCATCTTTCATGCAGCAAATATAGTAAAAAAACATTCAATTTATGACATGCATACATAACTTTTATGCATCAAATACATACGTTTTATGTAGTAAAATTTACTAACTATTTGATAAACAACAAACTACAAAATAGCCCCTTCTTTCTTACTTTCATACACTACATTTATTTAACAAGTCAAATACTATTTGGTACATGCTAATAAGTAAGTAAAAGTATGTTCCCATTTTTGGGGAAAATATTTGGCAGGGAATGGAATAGCGGCTGCCTTTGGTCTGCGCAAAACACCACAGGGGGCTACCACGTGCCCGCTGTTAAGCGCAAATGGCATGAATGGGACGTTACTACTACAGACAAATAAAAGTGCCTTAAATCGCTTTAAAATGCGTCAAATATCATTATTTCAAAGAACATTATAGAATTAATCTATATTTGTAGCTAACTTATTGACAGTCTTTATTTTACATAATATAAATTATTGGCATTATACAACATTAACAACTTATCATTCTATCAATCAGCTACTTACGCATCAATCCAGGATATTAAACTACATTAACAGTTTATTGATTGTGAACCGATATGAACAGATGTAAATCATTGTTAATTACTTTGTTAGGTCAATTTTTGTACCGGCAATTGTGATATTGATTTGCTCAGGATTCGTTTGTTCAACTTGTTGGACATCTTTTAATCCGTTTAGACGGGCTACAATAGCATGATTGTACACGCCTGCTGCTGCTCCCCTTATCTGTTTACTACTTATCCATTCCTTCGCACGTGTAGAGATTTCAAACAATTCTCTGTTTGATTTCTCACATTCTTCACTACAATAGTTGTATAACGATTGCACACTGATACCCACGAACTGGCAGAATGAAATAATATCAGGAGGTGATGGAACTTGCACATTGATAGTTTCTCCTGCTCGTTCGCCTGACTTAATAAGCTCAGGGCGTGAGAACGTTTCATCATTCAACCACTTTTTATATTGCTCAAATTTCAACGCCATTTGTTCGGCTGTTATTTGATATGGTCTACCTGCTCCCATAACTTTATAGTTTTAATTTATAATACATTGTACAAATATAGTAAGATTAAATAACAAAGCAAAGATTTAACATTTTTTTTTGCGTTTTTGGTCAAAACATGTTTTATAACATGTAAAATTATTTGCAGGTTA